CGACACAAAGAGCTCAAGCATTGCCCGCAACTCTTAATCCAAATGCACCTCCATTTAAGTGCACAAGTGATATAAACGCTATACCAGGTGCAGAATTTGGAGTGTATAAGGAAATAATATCACCTAACGATAATGGTTCGAGTATTGGGGATGGTAATAACAATACCATCCATTTAAATTCATATCCAACGTCTTTTAGTGGAGCCGCACCTAATCCTACGAATCCAGTATTAGATTTCCACGATTTAGCTGCCAAATTGTGCGTTGATTATGTTGGCCCTAATGGACAGGCAGATTGGTTTCTACCATCTTTAACAGAAATGACAGAGTTAGCATTGAATTTAAGTCCCACTTCTACGTTTAATAGTGTGATTAATATAGCTAATCTTAGCACAAGTACTAGTCACCCTGCATCTGCATTTTATTGGACTTCTTCCGTTTTAGTGGGCCCTCCTGGAACTGTTTTTGATACTGTAGCCATGGGGGTTAATGTTACAACTGGTAATCCACAAAGAATATATAGATGTTCCACTGCCTCAGTAAGACCCGTAAGACATGTTCGATGTCTAGAACCTCAACCTTCCACTGGAATAGGGTATAATTATAGATTTGACTTTGATGGAAAAAATGGTGTAGGTGGTTGTAATTTGCACGGTTATGACATATTACAATCAACATCGAGCCAAAGGGTTATAGGCAAACAACATTTACATCTATACTTAAATAAGTTTGATGTTAGACTCAATAGATCAACACCTATTTTCTCAGGTAATCTTGGAATTACAGGTCCAGGTAATCCAATAACGGCGCCTATAAACTGGCACGGTCCACCTGCGTATTTTTGGTTGCAACCGAATCCATATAAAATAACTATATATGATCTTAACGAACAATTAGTAGGTTCGTGGACATATAGTGATATAAACCAGATCAGCAGTTGCAATTCTGCCATCGATTGTTATTTCAAAGTTGCGCTATCTAACCCAACACCAGATCCTGGAACACCAATAACATTTGACTTAGATAGTTTAGTATATCCGTTACCAAATCCTATTGCAGCTTTCCAAACACCTTGTGGTACTGGACAAACCTATCTTGGTAAATACCCCTATTATATATTAGTGGAGAACATCGCAACTCAAGAGATAATGACTTCATCTGCAGGAAATGGCGTTGGTAATACTTTTAATCTAATAAATTATGCAAGTACTGGAAACAATATGAGGTTTATTGATAATAGCGGTACATCAATATCACCTATTAATGATTTTTATTATAATAATGCATGCTGTGTAGGAACAGATTGTTGGTTTTTTAGATGGTTTGCAGAATTACCACCTACACATTCATCTTTTAATATAGATTGTGATGGATTTAGTTTACATCCTTGGTACGAATCAGTATTACATGAAGATTGTGCAACTGCTTCTTTAGCCTGTTTACCTAGTGGAGGTGTTTCAAAACTAAAAGACCCAACATCTTGTGAAGCTCAAGATATTACTCTAGAGTGTTGTGATCCTACTCCTTTTAGTACAGGTAGTAGTAAGTTAGCTAATCCAACACCTGTTCCTACAGTTGACACATTTACTATAAGAGATGTTGGTAATACGGAAGTAGATACTGTGGTTGATAAATTAAAAATAATACCTAAGTTAAATCAGTATAGCGGAAATAAAAAAATATAAATGGCTAAAGAAAATAAATATGATTTAGAATATTTATATATGTCTTATAAAAAACATTATAAAAAAGCTAATATGGAAAAAGCTAAAGTGTATAATGATTTAGCTCAAAAGATACATAATGTTAATTTAGATATTGCTTATCATGATAAACTTGCTAAAAGGGAAGAGAAGTACGGTGTTTTTGGAATAGGTAAATATAAAACAATTAAGTATGGCTAAGATAAAATTTGATCCTCAGAAATATAGACCTATTGCAAATCATGGCCATCCTGATATGAATACTGATTCTATATCTTATCAAGAATATTGGGCTAAAGAATTAGATAGATGTGTTAATGGATTTAAACCAAAAGGAATGAAAAAGATTTCTGGTAAGTATTATTTCTATTTAAATTATTATATGATACTTGGTAATGATGGAACAAAAGGAAATCGTAAAACATTAATACATCCTTGGTATAGACAAATGGATCATGAATATTTTGATACATTTGAACAATGTAAAGAGGATGGTAAGGGAATGATTGTTATAAAAGCAAGGGATAAAGGATTTTCTTATATGAATTCTGGTATGGTGGCTCATGAGTTTACTTTCTTTCCTCATAATGATGTAGGTATTGCTGCTGGATTACAAGCTACAGCTGATGCATTTTTTGATAAAACAAAAAAAGGATTAAACGCTTTACATGATAATTTTAAACATAGTATATTAAGAGACACTGATGGTATTAGGCGTAGTGGTTATAAGCAAAAGAATAAAGATGGGAAGTGGGAAATAGGAGGTTATCAATCTACTATAATTTGTAGGACAATGGATAATCCAGAGGTGTTTAAAGGAGAAAGGGTTGCTGTTATGGTATTTGAAGAAGCTGGAGAGTTTAAACATTTGAAAAATGCATATATGTCATCTAAGGCTTGTTTTATGGATGGTGATATACAATTTGGAGTTCCTATTGTTGGGGGTACTGGTGGTGATATTACAAGAGCATCTAAAGATTTTATGGATATGTATTATAGTTCTGATGCTTATAATTTAGTTCCAATGTTTATTCCTGCCAATAGAGCTTATTATGGATTTTTTGATATTAAGACAGGAAAAGAAAAACCAGAACAGGCAAAGGAAAAGTTAACAATTGAGAGAGAAAATATACAAAAATCTGGAGATAATAAAGCTTATAATTTACATATACAAAATTATCCCTTAACTATAGAAGAGGCATTTTTAAACACTCATTCAGCTCGTTTTGATATAGCTCTTATTAATGCTCAACGTTCAAGAATATTATCAAGTAAAGATAATAGAAGTCAAATACAAAGAGGTTATTTAGATTGGGTGTTGGGAGATGAAGATTTTAAAGTTACTTGGAGGCCAGATCCTTATGGGCCTTATAAAATATTAGCTCATCCAGAGATAGAATATGAAAATTTAGATATTGGAGGTATTGATTCTTATGATCAAGATCAAGCTGGAGCGTCAGATTCCTTGGGTAGTGCAATAATTTATCGTAGATTTGCAAATACTGATATGCCAAGCGATTACGTAGTTGCTGAATATACTGATCGTCCTAAGAAAAAAGAAGATTTTTGGGACGGATGTTTAAAGTTAGCAGTGTATTATAACTCAAGAATGCTGGTAGAATATACAAAAATTGGTATATTAGATTATTTTAAACGAATGAATGGGTTAAAATATTTGAAAGAGAAACCAGAATCTGCACATAATCCTGGTACAAAAACTAGAAATAGATATGGTGTGCATATGAATAAACAGGTTAAAGCTTTATTAGAAGATTTGATAGATGATTATTTAAGAGAGAGTGTGCAGGATATTTGGTTTATAGATTTAATAGATGAGTTGGCTAATTATGGATTACAAAATACTGACCGAGCTATGGCCTTTGGTCTTTGCTTGATTCATAATATAGATAATTATAGAATACAAGCTGGAATTAAAGAAGAGAAAAAAGACTTAGGATTTAAATATTATAAAATGGGATATAATGGTGTCCCTATAGCAATAAATTAAAATAATGGAAAATAAATATAAATCAATGCCTTCAATGTTAGTTTCTGAAAAAGAAAAGAATGACGAATGGTGCGAACAGGTACTAAACTCTATAACTAGATATATGTCTTCTGGAGATAGTATATATAATTCTAGTAAACTAAAAGATATAAGAAATTATCAAATTTATAATGGAGACCTTAATCAAGCAGATTATAGTTATTTGACAGAACAGTATGGATTAACATATCCTGCAAGACTTGTAAATTATCCTATCATCACCCCTAAAATAGATTTACTTGTAGGAGAAGAATTAAGAAGGCCTATAGATATGAAGGTTTCAACTGTTAATAAAGAAGCTGTGGTAAGAAAACACGATCATAAAGTTACTTTAATGATGAGAGAACTTTTAGATGATTTTCATAAAGAATTTAAAGAAAGAGAAGGTGTTGATATAATAGAGCAAGGACAAGGTATTCCTATTCCTGAAGATATAGAATTATATATGAAATATAATTATCGTGAGATGATTGAAGAAACTGCACAAGATGGTTTAGAATATATTGTTAATAGATATAATGTAAAAGATGTATTTAAAGAAGGTTTTAGAGATTTACTTGTAACAGGAAAAGAATTTTTTAAAGTAGAAATACATAATGGAGATCCTTATGTAAGAAGAGTCGATCCTAGAACTATTGTATATGATTATTCTATTCATTCAGATTATTTAGATAACGCTTCGTGGGTTGGTGAAGAAAGATGGCTTACTATTAATGAAATAAATGATATCTATAAAGATTATCTTACTAAAAAAGATTTATTAGAATTAGATAAGATGAGAAACTTATATAAAGGTGGGGATGTAAATAATTATAATTCATCTTTTGATTGGGTTGATGTTGGTCAAGGCGAAGAAACTAAAATTCGTGTGGTAAGTGCTGAGTGGAAATCTTTAAGAGCCATAAAGTTTAAATTATCAGATAATAAATATAATCCAAGTAGACCATTTAGAAAAATGGTAAAAGATACATATAAAGCTAGAAAAGGAGAAAATATTCAAACAAAATGGGTGGATGATATTTGGGAAGCAACAAAAATAGGAGGAAAGATACTAGTGAAAGCTCAAAGAAGAGATAATCAGGTAAGAAGTATAGATGATCCTGGTAAAACTAATTTATCTTATGTAGGTTGTATAAAAAATAATACCACTGGAAGCCCTGTTTCAATGGTAGATTTACTTGATAATATACAGATGCTTTATAATATTGTTGTTTATCAAATAGAACTTGCTATGGCTCGTTCTGGAGGTAAAGCAGTGGTATATGATACATCACAATTGCCTACTAATTTAGGTATGGATATTCAGACTGTTTTATATCATTTAAAAACAGATGGTATTATTCCAATTAATTCTAAAGATGAAGGTAATCAGGTGAGTACTTTTAATCAGTTTCAACAAATAGATTTTACTTTATCTCAATCTGTACAGCAATTAATAAACTTAAAAGTAATGCTTGAAGATATGGCTGGAGGAGTTTCTGGTGTAACTAGACAAAGAGAAGGTGCAGTGGAACAATATGAATATGTTGGAAATGTTCAAAGAAGTGTAGTCCAATCTTCAACTATTACAGAAAGTTGGTTTTATTCTCATGCAGAAGTTAAACAAAGAATATTAGAAAGTTTATGTAATTTAATGAAAATAGCTTGGGCTAATGGTAAAAAAGCAGGTATGATATTAGGAGATGGAGCATATAAATTTTTAAATGCTATGCCAGATATTTCATTACAAGATTATGGTGTTTATGTTGGTGATAGTGGAAAAGATGATGCAATGAGACAAGTGGTTCAGCAATTAGCACAATCTGCTTTACAATCTGGAAATAT